GTCAGTCCAAAATAAGTAGTCATCTATAACGTTTACAGCGTTTATGTAAGAGTTTTTTGGAGTAAAAGAAGTTGGCGTATTAGTAACGTTAGCTTGGCTTTCTTCACTATCTCCTTTTCTAAATTTTAAAACTCTAGGCGCTGTAAACTTTAAATAAACACCTTGAGTTCTCATAGTAGAGGTCCAGAGAAAAGTGGTAGCACCGTAAACATTTGTAGTAGTTATGTTAAATTCAATTGGACCAGTGATACCATCTCCAGTTCGTGTTATAGATTTTACAATAACTTCATTGTCAGGTCCGTAAACGTCGTTACCTTGAAGATCTATAGCCTGAACTCTCATGCCAGGCCTTATGTTGCTTACATTACCAATATTGTTTGTGTAGTGAGTGTCTAAAGTATAAAACGTGCCTTTAACTCCAAATATTGTATCTTTGCTTGTTTCGCTAGTAGATCCTGGTCTTGTTCGCACTTCATAAACATCATGAACAACAGGTCGTATAACAGTTAAATTTTTATCTGTTTTGTGTGGTGATATTCGCTCTATTAAATCAGATTTAAAACCAAGAAGTAAGGTTCTTACACCAAAAGAAGTGGCTATTTCTGTAGGATTAAAATCTAAAGCATCGCAAACAAAGTTGTAAATATTGTTTTTCTCTCTATCGTTATATACACCTACTGTTTGAGCGTTTTTACTTTTAGAAAAAATACTAACATTTTCTCTCCATTTAGTATTTCCTTTAAGAGTCTGCACAGATCCAACTTCGGAGCCGTCTGAGCTAGCTATCTCTATATTTAAAGCATCTCTGTATTCGCCTTTAGGAACAAGTCTTTCATCAAGATCTTTATTCATTCGAGCTTTAAGAAAGTTTCTTTTTAACTCAGCCATGTATTAGTGTTTAATTTGCTTAGACTTGCCTCTAAGAACCTGTGTTATTTCTTGTATTTTTATATTTGACAACCTTAGTTTAGCTTGGCGCTTTGTAGCTCTAGCTTCTTTTTTTAATCTATTGACTAAGCTTGCTGGCATGTTAGCTCTAGTTGAAACTATAGCGTAAGCTATGTGTTTGTACAAGGCTTCTTCAGCAAACTTGTGCACTTGCATTTCAGCGTCTGTGCCTAAGCTATCGCTAATGTACTTTAAAGTTATAGTTACACCCGAAAGATTAGAACTAAAATGTATTTTACCTCTAAGTTCATCTATGTAAAAAGATCCGTTAGCTTGAGCAAACTGAGGGTCAATCCCATACCTTTGGCCAATGTTGTTGTCAAGTATGCTGTCGTCGTAACCAAGGTCGTCTTGATTGTTTTCGGTGGTCGCGCTTGATTGATAGTTGTCCCAAGTTGTTGAATCAGACGTTTGTATCTCATTACCACTAAATGTGTAACTACCATCAGCGCCTTGCGTTATTTTTTCTGGATTACTAGTTACTCTAGCTGGGTGAATTGTATGCTCCATACCCGCAGAGTCAGAATACGTAAGCTTAACGTAATTTACATAGTCTTGAGGAAGCGTCATTTGAAGCGTGTTTGGCAGCTCTATTTCTAAAGCTTTAGTAGATTTAAAAGTGTCAAAACTAAACTCTTGCAAGCCTCTTTTAGCGTGAAAAACTACGTCAGATCTTCTTATCTTACTTATTATTTTATCTTCTCCAACATAAGCTATTATAAACTGATCAATTACATCTTTTAAAGAAGTAAACTGATAACCACCTAAGTTACTACCGCTGTAATACGCGCTACCTGTTTCGTTTATTAAACCCATTTATTAAGATTTTTCTTGTTTTATTTCTTTGTTATCTTTAGCCGCAGCTACTTGAACTATATCTGGCTTTTGCATTGATATTCCAGCTAGCTCAAGTATTTTGTTTACAATAGTAACTGTTTCAGACTCGTGAAGTTCAAAGTCTACAGAAGAACCAGCGTCATATAAAGCTTGCTCGTTTACAATACTATAGCCCCAGTTACATTTCCTTGGCTTAGCTATATAGTTGTAAGATATTTCAGTTCCGACAACACTAGAAGGATAAACAGATATTGAATAGTATGAAGCTGCATTATTTCCAACGCTATTGTAGCGCTCTAGCACATAGGCTGGATTAGACGCTGTTGGTTTTGTTAAAGGTGACGAATTTATATATATAAGTTCATTAGGAAGTATTTTGTCAACTTCTAAAAAATTACCATTAGAGTTCGTGTATAAAACAGAGCCTAATCTATATATGTCGCTGTTTAGTGTTAACTTTCTACCACTAACTTCTTTTACTTCTATATTGTCAAATAAAGCAAAATCTGTAGCGCCAGTGTTACCATTACCAGTTATAACTAGTTTTAAGTTTGTGTTTGCTGCTGTAGCAGTAACAAAAAACTCTACAGTAACCGTAGAGCCTGGCGTAACACTAACAGAAGGAAAACCGTTAAACGTAACTCTAGCCGTAGCAGTAGAGTTTGAACCAGTAGTATTTAAACTGTTAGCGTTTATATCTACTTTCACTCTATAAAGAGCACCTGCGGTTGTAGTAATTGACTGTGTAGACTTAAACGTATTGTTCGTCGCGTCGTTTTTAAGTTTTATACTTTGAGCTCCTGAATCATACGCTTGACTACCCCCGTTATCAGCAGCGGCTGTACCAGCGGTCCAACTAGCAATGTCATCGCTAAAAGTTCCATTAGTAACTAAGCTAGACCCAAATGTTGCCAAGTAAGCTGGCTCGCCTGAACTATTTGCAGAACCAACTTGATTTTTTCTAAATATAGATATTTTTTCGTTTATAATATCTAACATATCTGAGTACTCGGTGTCGTTACCGTGGACTCTGCCAAACTGACTTATGTCATAGAAGTATTGCTCAAATATCTCCATCTGAGATTGGTTGGCAAACAAGTTGAATTCTTGAGGCGTTAAGTAGCCTCTTTGTTCTTTATTGGCGATTGCCAAAACTCTTTGATATACCGTATCTATGCTTATCGCCATTTTAATTTATTTTTATTACAAAGTTGAGCCACCTCACTTGGCAGCTCAACTTTATAAATAATCACTTATTTTAAACGCTTTTCAATATTAGCGTATATCTCCATACCTTCGTCTGTTTTGAACCAAGCGGCTAAAGCAGAATATGGATGTTCGTCAAAAGGAACTGTCATTAGTTTTCTATCGTTAGAGCCCCATGAAAAAGTTCTTTGATCTGAAGAAAGCTTAAGCAAACCCATTTCAGTTGCTCTAATACCAAAGTTTCTCAACACGACGTTTGTGTCGTTAGCTAACTCTAAGAACAAGCTAGGATTTCTCTTAGCATATATTAGTAAATCTCTTTTAAGTTCCTTAGAACTCACCTGAGACACTTTAGAACCCATCTCAACACGCATAATAGCTTCAGCTAAATCAATATCCATGTTTGACGCTGTATTTAACGCTTCAATTTCTAATTCAATTAACTCTATTGAGCTTTGAGCTTCTTTAACAGGCTGCTGTTCAAAATACTTTCTATCTTTGTCTGGGTGATATAAAGACAATAGCTTTTGAAGAACAACTTTATTTTTCGGTACTAGTAAAAATCCATTTTTAAAAGTAATATGCTCAAGCCTTTGATCACCTTGCATTTCGTCAACAAAACAAGTTCGTTGGTTAGCGGTGTGCTTTAGCTCTCTTTCATAACCTTTTTCTTCGTCGAAATAATATATATTTGTCGCTTTTATTGTAGCTGTTAAAGGTTTTTTATTTCCTGCTAAAAAATAAGTTCTATCTTTTATTTCCCAGGTATCTTCAACTTTCTTCTTTTTTTGAACTGGTTTTTCAACAACCACTTCAACCATTTCGTTGGTAGCTTTTATTTCTGGTGCTACCTCCACCTTTTTTGTTTGTTTCTTTGCCATAATATAATATAATAAAAAATTAGTAAAAAAAAAGATCGAGAGCCGAAGCTCCCGACCTTAATAATAATGTTAGTTTAACAACATGAAGTTGTTAGCACCTTGTGTAATTAAACATCTTTCAGAAAGATAGTTTACAGTCATTGCATCTAAATCAGATGTAACAGCACCAACCGAATCAGTGATCCAAGTTTTTAGCTTTCTGCTTTCTGATTGAGAAGCTCTATAACGCGTGTGTAAGAAAGGACGTTTCATGTTCTTTCCTAAAGTTTCGTCATATACTGAAGTTACACCAGCTGGGATAATTACTCCACGAATATCGTTGAATCCTAATCCACCACGTAGAGCACCATCGTTAAGATATTTCCAGTCAGACTTGTAAAAGTCATAAGAACCTCTACGGAAACCAGAGAAACCTAAGTTCAATGCCATGTCCTCAGAGTTGTCGAATACACCGTAAGATGTACCACCAGCTCCGTAAGAGTTCATTGAAGCTAACATATCGTCAATTGCTAAAGATACAGATCTGTTAACAAACAACATGTTTTCCTCAATAGCACCTTGAGAGTCAAACTTAGCAAGAATATCATCGAACTCAGCTAAATCAGAAGCAGCATTAACACCGTTAATACCTGAGACTGTGTGACCACCTGTAGAGATAGCATCGAATAGTCCTTGAGTACCAGCAGCGCCAGCAGCACCAGAAGCGGTAGCACCAACGTTAGCCGGATCTTCAACAGTAGAACCAGCAACAGTTAACTTGCTTTCTAATAAAGCCATTTCACAATAGTCTGCAAAACGAGCCATAGTGTCTCCGTTAGCTTTCAAGTACCAGTAGTAACCGTTTTGACCTTCTTCGCCAGAAACTTCAACCCAACCGATAGCAGAAGCATCAGATCCAGACACTCTATAAGTATCTTTTAAGATCATCATTTTGTTTCTGAAAGACTGGAAAGAAGGTTCAACAGCTGCAAAAGTATTAGTTTTACTGTCGATACCTAAACCGTTAGTTCCTTTACCAAACTCAGATCCGTAAACAAATACGCTAGCCGTGTTACCACCAGCATCGTCATCTGTGTTAAATCCTGCAACAGCACCAACTGTAGCTGCTTCGTAAGGAAGAATTGTCATTGTAGTTAAATCAGCAGCGATAGCAGATACATACCCTGGGATAACTGTACCAACATTGTCACTTAAAACAACTGTAGCTCCAACTCTTACTGCGTGAGTACCTGCTGACGCAACTGTAAACACACCAGCGTTAGTGATATCACCATCGTAAGATAAGTGAAGTCTACCTTGTTCTGACCATACTATACTATCAGAGCTTGCTGCTTCTTCAGCACCAACTTGAGCTAAAAAGCCTCCAATAGTTCTTTTTCCATATCGCTCAACTTCTTGAGCCATTAAATCTGGTAAATACTGTTGTTCCCAACCTGTACTACCGTCTATAAAGTTAATGTAGTTTGATGTTAGCGTTGCTTTCACCGGAGCGGGCACCGCGTTCAAACTACCACCTGCATTTACTGACATAATAAATAGTTTTTAAATTGTTAATTATTTTTTATTTCTAATTTTAAACTTAAAATCATTTGAATCATCACCTAACACTTTAAACTTCAAGCCGCCAGCTTCTACTTGACCATGAGACTGTCTTGGGTCCATGCTCACGTTTTTACTTTTTGAGACACTCTCCTTGAGAGCATCAGCTTTTCCTTGTTCGTAAAAGTGTTTTGCAACAGCATCAGGATTCATTGCTGTAAATAAAGATTTGTGATAACCCTTTGCGTCTGACATTGTATTATCTTCTGCTAAAAACTTTTTAACAAAGTTATTAATGTCGCTTTGAGTTGTCTTAACCTTTTCAGCGTCCTTAACGTTAAACCTATACTTCTTTTCTCCGACATTATATTCAAAACCTTTGAACTTGTCATTAAAGACCTCGTTGGTCTTTTTGTTGAACTTAAGTTTAGCGTTTTCTGCTATCTTCTGATTTTCCTCAGATTCCTTGTTATATCGATTAAAAAAGTCCCACGCTTTCTGTTGATCAGCCGTTAAGCGCGATCCTGCTTTAATCTCATCGTAATATTTAGACTTTTGCCCGTCTAAGTAGGCTTTAGCGCTGGCAACTTGCTCTTTAAGCGCTATCTTTTTCTTTTTAATATCTCTCTCGTCGTCTAACTCTTCATCATAGTTAAATGAGTCTTCAATTAAAAAGCTTATTTCATCAGCCGACAAATGCGGCTTTGTTCTTTTATAATACTCTGTTAGAGCCGTAAGATTGTCTAAATCAGAATAATCTCTATTTAGCTCTACGTAGTCTTCTAAGCTACCACCAGTTTCTTCCATGAAATCCATAAGCTTTTGGATGTTTTCTGGCAGTGGTTGACCAGTAGCCTCAGCTTTTTCTACAGCTTCCTCTACCTCTTCAACTAAATCTTTCAAAGCCTCGTTCGGCTCCTCATCTGTTACTTCTTCTAAAGTAGCTGATTCTTCTTGTGCTTCAACCTCCGGCTGTACTTCTTCTTGTTCTTGTACGGGCTCGGCGTTTTCATCGCTTCCAACCACTCCTGCGCCGTCAGCTGCGTCATCTGCAACTTCTGCTGCTTCTTCTTGGGTTTCATTTTCAACTGGTTTGTTTAAATCTATTTTAATAACACTGTCGTCGCCAGCGCTATCAAATTTGCTTTCATCAACTACATTAGTAGTTTCTTCTACGTTTTCGTTTTCTTCCATAATATAAAATATAAGTTAATAGTTATCTAGGTTCAAATCCACCTAAGTCAAACCCACCAAGTACATCATTACCTGCTGACTCAAACTTTTTAGGTGCTCCGCCTCTATTTCTTTGATCTATGAGCTCGCTAGACTGAGAAGCTTGTATTCTAGTTCTTTCGTCTTTACGATCTTCTTTTTCTTTTTCTCTAGACTTCATACCTTCAGTCTCTAAGCTCTTTAACTGCATGTTCATTTGAAACTCTAACTGCATTAGTTGCTTTTTTACTTCAGCTTCTTGCATTAGTTTTTGAGAGTCTAGTTGCGATTGTAATTGAGCTAGCTGACCTTTTGTTTGAGCTAACATCTGCTCTTTTTGAGCTTCTAGTTGAGCTGCATTTTGAGCTGCCTGTGTGTTAGCTTGAGTTTGCATTTGTATATTCTCCTGTTGCAGTCGCCTGTCTTTAGCATCTTTTTCTTTACGTCTAATTTTCAGCAACTGATTTGCAAGACTTACATTTCTTATGTCTCTAATATCTATAGCGTCTTCAAGATCTATATTCTTTTGAGCTAAAGCCATTTGAATATTGTTTTCTAATATAGCTTTTTCTTCTTCATCTGGCGCCAACTCTAAGAATATACCAAAGTCATACAAGTGAAGCTCTGACATCTCTTCTAGCGTAGCCACGTTGTGAGCGCCTATAGCTTGGATAAACGCATCTTTAGTTGGTGAGTATTCTATAACGTCAGATATTCTAAGCGATAAGCACTCTGCTACTTGAGATGTTAAATATAAACCAGACTGCAATATATGTCTTGTAGCCGTGTTACTATTAGCTGCCGCTAATTTTTGAACACCAACCAAAGCGTTTGAGTCTGGCGTGCTGCCGTCTCTAGCTTCGTTAAGCCCGGTAGTATCTCTAATCATTTGTAGGTAATAATTGTAGTTACCTATTAAAGCTTGCAGTTTGTTTCCTCCGCTACTGCTTCTTATTTCTTGTATAGGTACTTTTCCTGGATTCATGTCGCCATCAGCAGTCATTGATCTACCAATAACAGAACCTGTTTGGAAGAACATGTTTAAAGCTTCCTGAGGATTGTAGTTCGTTCCGTTACCTAAGTCTATTTCAGCTAAACCATCAGCGTCTAAATAAACACCGTCAGGCACCATGCGTGACATCACTTGCTGAATCTTTAAGTGAGTAAGTTGTATCATGTCTGCAAAACCAGTGATACGACTAACTAAAGATTCTATACGACCTTTATACATTCTAGGTGCTACTACAGAGTAGTTCATTTTAACTTTAGTGTAATCGCTTTTTGGACGCATCATGTTTTTAGACATCTCCCACTTAAGCAGTTTATTAGCTCCAACTATATAAGCGCCTTCGTACAAGCACTCTACGTTTGACTGCACTTTTGAAAAGTTTGAGTTTTCATTTTCTGGAGGATTAAATGTATCGTCTTTTTCTATAGCTCTTTCTAATCCAGTAGCAGTTTCTTTTATTTTATAAACTTGATTCATGTACGTTTTGTAATTAAAATACAAAACCTTTACCTTGTTGTTGTCTTTGTTATTATAAGAAGTATAGTTGTCATACTTATAATTATCTTTCTTCTGTATCTCTTCTAAGTCTTCTTGAGTTAAATGAGGAAATTGCTTGACTAGTTCGTTGATTGGTATTTCTTTTATTTCTCCAGCGTAATAAATATCATCAAAATACGGAGACTCAGTATACGAGTAAACTAGATCAGCAGGATCTACATAATCTATAGTTATACCTTCAGACGTGTTAAAGCTTGTTTTTACAGCGCCAATACCTAAGACAGTTAAGTCGTAATAAAATCTTTTTTTAATTAAGTCATATTGATTACCCTCAAATAAAACGTTTAAAGCTTGCTCTTCAGCTAGCTCTACAGCTTGTTTGTAATCTAGTTGCATGTGAAGCTTTAACTCTTCTTCGCTTCCAGGTAAAGTTTCAGGATCATTTTGATATAGATTTACTCCAAAAGCTTCACCCACGTAGTTGTTTAAATCTTGAGTTTTCATATCTCTAAGTATATTCTCCATATACTCAGTTCTTTTTTCTACGCCAAACGGATCTTGCGAGTAAGCTTTTATGTCGTAAGCTTTGTCAGCCATACCGTTAACTACTATATCAACAAATTTAGGTATAATAGGGACTGGCTTCCAGTCTAAGTTTAAGTAAGACAAATCACCATTAATAGATAGTTCGTCTTTGTATTTTTGTATAGATTGCTCACCTCTAGCGTACAACCTAAGTTTGTGAAAATTTCTTTGATTATGACCGTGCATGTTGTAGTTTGCTCCTCTAGCGGACTGGTTATCACCATACCACTCATGCTCTATAGCTTGAGCTACTTTTAAACCGTAGTCATAACTAACTTTCTCAATGTCGCTAACTACTTGACTTGGGAAATATTTGCCTGTAACTTTACTAGCCATACTTAATTTTTGATTATTTTCGAGGAATAGCCGTCGTTTGAATATCTAACTATACCTAAGTTTAATTTTTGTTTTTCTCTGTTTTGTGTTGGTCTATATAGGTGTCTATTGCAAGCCATTATAGCAAGTCCACTACTAATAGAGGCATCATGCTTTGTTCTTTTATTTATATCAAACTTAGCCCAATCGTTTAACGTTTCGTTGAAATATACTGTCCCATACGTTCCGTCTTGTTTCAAGCCAACGTGGTCGTTTATGTACATCTCAATTGCAGCGGCGTGAGCTTGCTTAATATCTTCACTAGAGTTTGGCATTCCCCCAACTTCCTTTTCAGCTGTTGATAGTTTGTTCCAAACTTTATCTGGTCTATTCATACTAAAACCTCTATAGCCTCTTCTCTTAAAATAATAAAGAAGCCTTGGCTTATTATTTTCCGCAAGTATTGGCATGCCATAAAATATACAAGCCATTAATACATCTTCAAAAAATATTTCAGCGGTTTGTGGTCTAGCAATATATTCTAAAAAAAACGCATTAGCAGGAGCTGACTCCATACTAAACTTAGTCAGTCCATGAAGAGATCCGTTGGATCCTCGACCATCAACTGTGCCACTAATATCATAACTATCGCAACCAAAAGCTCCAA